TGGGCAGCTAGAAGCTCGTAGACATCTGCGTAGGCAGTCACATCGGTGGGATCAATGTCTGGCTCCAAGAGCGTACCTAGATAGTCTTGCAGGACTGTCAGCTCGTCATAGTCTACTTGGCCTTGGCCCCATGCGCCGCCGTAGAAGCGACCGTCGATCCCACCGCTGAAATAACTATTTCGACTGCTAAACAAAGCAAGACCTTGCGTATCGCCACTATCATCGTAAGGTGTGATCGCGCCTGCGCTATTAGCTCCATTCGCCCGTCCAGATATGCTATTTGTTCCGGCTTGCTCAACGGTTAAAACATGTAGTGTTGCCGGGTCAAAGTTAATTAAAGTTTCCTGTCCGGTATCAGCTGCATTTCTCCACTTCCATAGATCTGATCCGTCCCTAAGTCCACTCGTCGACGACGCAGTTGTCGCAAAAGCATATTTTCCACCTATATCACTCCGCCAAGCCCCCACATGCCACCACTGCTCGCCAAGGTTCAGCGTAGGTGTCACCTCCATCATGTCATCTGAGCCGTCGGTGTCGAGGTAGTAGGAGCGGGGGATGCTGGCGGGGATTTCTTGGATGGAGACGTTGTCGATGGTTACGGTAGCACTGATTGCTCTAAATCGTATGTTATTACCCTCAGCTAAGAAATAAACCTGATGCCAGCCCGTAGAAGAAATTGTAAGATCATTCGCCGCCACGTTTGCGAATCGACCAAACACTGTGCCACTCACAGCGCTTACATAAAACTTGATTAAGTACCACTTGTTGACGGTCAAAACATCCAAAAGATTGGCATTATTTGCCCCTGAGCCATCACTACTCAAAGTGCCGCCGCCAATAGACCAACTTGAATCTAACCTCCAATTCCCCGTGTCCGTATCGAAGGTGCTGTCGTCACCCGTGACGAGGTTGGGGTAGGGGACTTTCTTGACGGAGATGTTGTCGAACTCGGCGTATTGGCCGATAATGTTATTTCTTGTGCTTATCCGAACATAGGTTGTAGATGTGACTGCGGTAAATGTCGTCGTTACGGATGCTTGTGAGGCAATAAAACCAGAATCATAAACTTTGTTTTGTGCGCCCGTTGCGTTCGATCCAATCCGCACAAGAGCGTCATTATTGCCATGAAACATGTCTGCTTTAAATTCGTATGTTTTGCCTACCTCTAACGTAAGTGCAAGATAAGCATACCCAAAAGACGCGGCTCCGTTTTCAACTCTTATTTTCCCACCAACTGAGCTAATAACGCCATTGCTTCCTGTGCTCCAATCTGAAACTTCTGTCCCATCACCTTGAGAAACCAACTCCGCCCCACGCTCATCGAACGCGGTGTTGACCCTCTTATAAGACACATTGCTAATTTTATAGCTATGACCGACTCGTGCAATAAAGCGCAATTCTTTGCGGTTTGAAACGGCTGTTATTGTATGTGTGCCAACGGTCGTATTGATACTAACCCTTCCGGCCTCCGTTTCTATATCGCCTTGGGAACCAGCCTCAGTTGAGTCCTCTAGAACCGTATATGTAATTTCATATGTTCGCCCAAGGTTTCCCCCTTCTTTGGCTTCATCACTCTTGTACCACCAATGTTGTGAACTGTCAGAGCTTCTTCTTATGATATATTCACCTTCAGCAAGTCCGGTAGGCAAGGTTCCAGCCTCCGCATGGTACTCTGCGGACATCTCAGTTCTCGTCCCATTATCGGTAAGCGCAGCAGCCGTCATGTCGAACTCGTCGTATAAGACAGGTCGGGCATTATCGGCAGGGGCTATCGCGTGGTGGCCGGGGAGTTCTTTGACGGAGATGTTGTCATACGTTGCACTACCAGCGGAATTGGTTTGAACTGAGAAATTCAAATACGTTGTTGTAGTGGATGCGTAGAATTTATATGTGTACGAACCAAGCCCAAGAGTACCCTCGTTTAAATGCTTACCATCCCCTAGAACAACTTCTACGCGAAGCCGTCCGGTGTTGTTATTGAGAGCTGTAACGTCGAACGTAATCTCGTACAACTTGCCAATTTCTGTTGTGACAGCTTGCGCAGCCCCAACGTAAAATTTGCCGGTACTGCCATCATACGCAGCTTTTAAGCCCCCATTGTCGGAACTCACGGTAAACCCTGTACTTGCTGTCCACCCACTCGTATCCGTGTCAAAAGTGCCATTAGTCACCAACTCAGGCTGACTAGCCAGATAATCCTCTGCGGTCTTGCCTCCGAACTGTGAGGTGTCCAGCATTATCCCAACAGGATCGCCCACCACGGGAACTCCACCGGAACCGTCTGTATTTACGCGAAGCGAAGTCAGATCCGCAGGGTTGTAGAAGACGTTGGTGTTGCCCGCCTCCTCTTCTGTCTGCAGCAGGTTACGAAACGCAGTCGCAACAGAGGCAACCAAACGTGAATACATATTAGTCCAGACGCCAAGACCAAATAACATTTAGCAGAGTCCTATGATTCCAGTCGCTGTTGTACCGGTTGCTTTAATTGTGCGTACCCGGATCGGGTAGAACACACCTGCCTGGAGGGCAGGAAGAGTTACGGTGCTGCCATCGTGCATCACTACGGCTACATCCCCCGCAGCAGCAACGCAGATAGCACGAGTCACATGCGTCAACTCGTTACTGTCGTGTGGTGTAACGCTAAACGCGCTGGTGATAGGCACCACCAAATCCGCAGAGTTCGCGGCGTATTTATCAATTGCAGCCATTTTTAATACCCGTATTTACGTTTTGACTTAGAGGACTTACTCGACGCTTTACCTGTTTTTTTGCCGCCCTTCGAAGTCTTGGGCGAGCTGTTAGGCTTGGCATTGAGGTAACAGTTCTTTTTACCGTTGTGCATAGCTATGCTCCTTCTTTAGGAAATAAGTCTTTGACGGCCTTTCTATGCATATAGAACTGACCGGTTTTATCAAGACGGTTGTTTTCAATGTCGTGCCACAGCTTGTCGAGCTGCTCTACGACTGATTGATACTCACCGCCCCGCAACAGGTCGTAGGTCGGTTGACGCTGTGTGGCTATCTGTACGACAGATGCGACTTGTTCATTGAACTCGTACCTAACATCACTCAGTCGTGGGTGGGTAACCTCGCCAATAATGATTAGCGGATACCAATTATCTTCTGCTCCCGGCGTACCTTGAGGCCCTTGGATAATGGTGTTGGTTTCAGAATCCCATTGAACGTACATCATTATTTAACCCCCAGAATAATTCCGCTGATCTCACCCAAAGTATCCTCGCTTGAACTCGTATCACTATCAGTCCCAGAGCTATTCATTCGCTGCACGGTGACCTTCATCTGTACATCAGATGTAGTAGAGGCGTTGAGGGAGCCACTCAATGAGAAACTAGCGGCATACTGATTTTCATAACGATCACGAGAACTACCAACAACGGCATAAGAAGTCGAACCGGTTGCCGTTACCGAGGAAAAAAGGGAGAACGCGGAGTTTCCAATATATGTAGCGCTAGTAGTGTTAGTGGAGCTGCTGTATGTAGACGTTTCAACCAGCTCCGTTTTGGTGCCTTGCGTCATAATCGCGCCGGCAGAGAGGTTTTGTGTCACATCGCCGCTGAAAACGACGAAGTAATAGGTAAGACCGTCAGCAACGAAACCTGAACTACTTGAGACGGGTGTCCCGATATTTGCAGAGCCCGGGCTGACGGTGTTCCGCATATACATACGCAACTGATAAACCCTATCACCCCTTGGATCGAACCACCCAGTGGCCGTTGCAAACGGTCGGTGGCCCTCGGTTAAGTGGCTGGTCGCAGGTAGTGTTAGCTCGATCAACGTGGTCTCGGAGGTCGACCAAGTCGTGTTTGCTTGATTACGGAAAGGTTGGAACGACGTCACATCACCCAGCAACCTGTTAGCGTAGACGGTTGTGCCCGACATCACATTTGTTGCAATTGATCCCGCTGTAATGGCCGATGCGTTAATATCACCAACTTGCAACACCCCATTGTTGGAAGTCAGTGTCGAACCGTCAATGCTCAGCTTGTTAGCTGTGATAGTACCTGCGCCAATCCTTGCAGCATTGAGTGTGCCGGCTGTAATCGTATCTGCGTTAACGCTACCAATCTGAGCCTCTGTGATAGAAGCGTTTTGGATCATTGCATTACGAAGGAAAGTGGTACCGCCATCAATAATGAAAGGCACAATATCAGACGATGGAGAGTTCGTTAGGTTATTGCCGGTGTCGCTCGGGTCTATAACCGCGAACTTATCTGCACGGACGATAAACGCTGAAGTAGGACCAGCCGTTGTCGTTGTGCTGCTTAATCCAAACCCTGACACATGTCCGTTATTATCGATCTTGACGGAGTACTGCCCCTCTAGGCCGTTGATCGACGAAGCGTTTGTCTGGATTGATACAGTGTTCCCGTTAACAGATGTGTTTAACGAAGCAATATTCTGAGCAGCTGCAGACGAAGAACTAGCATCTATGAAGTTCAACGAAGTGATATCCGATGCGTTACCTGCTACTGCAGCAGATAAAGACGTGTAAGCACCAACAAAGGCCCAGTTCGTGTTGTCAGATGTTGTACCTGACGGTTGGTTGTTAGTGTTCGAATTTGTTCTTGAACGGTATAGGTTACCGCTGTAGGTCACCAATTCATCGATAGCGTAGGTAGTAGATGATGACCACGGGTCAGCCGTTGTCAGCGTGTTGATCTGAGTCTGTAATGACGACAATTCAGAAGTCGTGTTTGGGGGCAGATTACCAATCGGCGTGGCCAAAGACGTAGATAGCTCACTTGATGTGATCGCGCCTGTTAAATCATCGAGGAGTTGGGTCACATTAGACGCTGTAGTGCCGACTGTACCCACAGACGAGTTATATGGGCCTACCACACCCGCAGTCGATACATGGCGTATCCAGTAATAACGTGTCTGGCTTTGACCAATCGGATCAATGTAAGTCGTCCCCGACGATATGCCCACTAACTGTGCGTCACCGAGGATGTCACTACTATGTCGCCACACCTCTGTATGGCTATGTCCTCGATACCGAGGGAAGTCCCAAAAAAGATTAACTTGCTCGTAAGCTGCATTGACCGAGAAATTTGCCGGTACATTTGGGTAGTCACTGTCCGGGAAAGTTGTAGGTGGCAGAAAACCTGTATTTGACCCGTTGTAGTTGTTCGGATCGAAGTTCGCTTGTTTTGTTTCAATAGCGAGGCCTGACGAAAACATCTCACGTAAAGTGATGGCACGATCGCGTGGGTCTCCTCTCCGCCCTAACCGCACCTCAACAGCTTCGACTAAGCTCGTAAGGAACTGCCGAACCGAAGGCGTTACATCCCTTGGTACTGGGGGGATACCCGGGACTTTGGTAGGGGTCGGGCGTCGACTCTTCATGTGGCGGCAATCTCTTCGATGGAGCCGGCTATACACACTTCGTTTATAGTCACGGCCCCGGACACTTCGACCTCCCACTCCTGACCAACGACAGCTGGTAGCCTCATGATGGGCTCTCGCAATGTTCCGGTTGAGATCCCACTGGGTACCGTAGTTGTTTGAGTATACACATTATTAGCGTAGCTAATAGAGTAATGCGCTATTAAAGTTCCATCGGCCCATACTTTGACAACCACTGGGTACCCTTCTGCATCAACGTGGACCCAACCCATACTTATGGGCTTAGGGGTGACGAACTTCTTAGATTTCCAAGTCAATGTCTGAGGTGTAGAGCCACCCCGATATTGAATGAGTTTGTTGCCCGAGATCAGATAGAGCTGCCCATCCTTCGGTTTGGTAAACCCACCATTAATTGCATTAGGGAAAGTCAGGGTCGACACTGCGGCTTCAGGACGTCTGGGGTCGTATACCCAGCCTGTAGTCCCGTTGGTAGCAACATACGTGCCTTCGTATTCAAAAGCCCGAATAGTGGTCGGATCAAAGTCCGTGTTCCATTGGTCTACTGAGATTATCCCACGAGTTACGATCTGCGCTTCGCCCCCCGTCACCGCAACCAAACCATCTGGCGCTGCATAGAGAATATATTCGCCCATATCGACAACCGATCTTGCGTTGACACACGCTTGTGCGATCGGAATCTTAACGGCGGTCATAGCGCTAGGATCTACACCGGTTACAAAATAAGGTGACCCATTAGTGAGGCAGACTATGCCATTACCTGTAGCACCAATAGCTACGATATCGTCATCTAACGTAAGGCGATATTCGATGGGCCATGCATGAGGGAGGAATGCCTCTGACAAACACAACCGATTACCAAAAAAACCTGCAAAAACACCGTTAGCTAATGAGGTCAGACCTTTAAGGGCACCACTAACAACCTGATTGGTGTTGGGATCAGTATAGCTATACAGCGCTGAGTCATCTGGGGGACCAATCCAGGTTGTGCTTGGGAGGATCTCACCAAGGTTGGCGGCGTCTGTTGTATCTGTGAAGGCAGTTGTCGCGAAAGGGACTTCCCCAACGAATTGAAACTGTGTGTTATCCGAACCCGTATTCGACCGATAGATACGTTTGAGGGCTGAAGACCCGAAGTTATAACCGCCTGATAAGGACGGCGTAGGGACCGTAACAGCTACCTGCTCGTCGTCCGTCAACTCAATCACTGTGCTTGCCGGGCTTGGCGGACCTTCTTCACCGAGATCCGTCACAAGTGTATACACATAAGACACATCATTAGGTGTGTCTGCTTCATTTGCTGTGCCCGATTTAACAGTTGTTGGGGCCGCAGTTGGTGCTGGCACGCCCAACCTAAAACCATTAGCGGGGTAGTTGTCCGAAGACCCTGTAATCATCGACTGATAAGTACCGACCCTTGGATAGTCTTCGCCCGTCCAGTACAAACGTTTGAACTGATCGTTAGCTACAGGCCCTTTTACAGCCTTAACATCCTCCTCATCCCATTGCAGCCAATGAGTATCATCGTAAAAAAACGCCGCTCGCCGAGCCGTACTAGCCAATGTAAGTGTGTCTGTTGCCCCATCTATCGGGACTAGGTTGCCAGCCTCAAAGTCTATGTTCTGAGCAGTTTGGGCAAAGTTATCAGCGAGGAGGCGAGGTGCTACTCCCGGCGCAATGCCACTAAACTCCGTCACCTTGAAGTACATGCTGCTCTCCTATTTTAGTAACAGCGTGACGATTAGTCCGGCCATTCCACCCATTAACATCAAAGCCACCGTGAATCCTTGTTTAGCCATGTTGTCTAACGTGGCATCTATACGATCCAACCGGTTAAATATTGTTTTGCTTCGCTCTTCACACATTGCTTCGTGGGCCTGTATCTTTGCTAATGCTGCTGCGGAGGTTTGATGGGCATCCATGGGCCTTATCCTATCTTCTGAATCAGTAGTCTAGATTCGTTGGCATTAAGAATTGATGTGCCAGCAACACCATCTTTGTAAGCCCTAATGTCCAATATGTCGTTGGCCGAACAACTCACAAAATCTTCGATATATGCGGTTGAGTCGTCTACACCACCCGCCCCACGGACATAGCTTCCTCGTGCCCTACCAGATTCCGAAGTCCCGTTCTTAAAGATCTGAAGCTGCAAAACCATTCTTTGTTCCGTTCCACCTCTGGTGAACGTAACTTGACCGTATATGCGGTAAACTCCGGCTACGGGGACCGTGATCCGTCCACCGCTTTCCGTGAAAGAACCTTGATTGAGAAGCTGCGAGTTGAAGTCTACCACTGTCGGTGTAAAGCTAGCGTTGTGATTTGTTGTAGTGTCGGTTGAAGTCGCGGAGTAGTAATAAGCTGTCGCTGAGCCTGAAGCCGCTGATGTCTGGGTTGTGCCGTCAGGGAACTTCACACCACCAGTTGTGGCTTCGACCGTATGGGCGACAAAATTACCAACGGTTGTTACTTCACCATTAGCCTGAATTCGTAAGGAGTTGGTAGCGCAACCATCTTCAAGCGTAAAGGGCGTCGTATTACTACCGTTTGCGTTATAAATAGTAAAAGTGTCATTAGACCCATTAACACCGAACGAGTATTTCTGGGTACCACTCACCTCGAACCTTAACCGCGTATTACCCCCGGCAGTGTTATTCATTGTAAACGCAGTGTTACTGGTGGTTTGTATAGAAAACAAGCCGTCAGTTCTAATCGAGCCAACCACATGCAGTTTCTGTGCCGGGTTATTTGTGCCAATGCCGAGATTACCCGTTGCAGAGAGCCGCATCGCCTCCGTCGCGTCTACCTGCCAAGCCACAGAGTTGCCTGTCTGCCATGTAAACGGCTCGGAGGCGCTATCAGTGTCAGGCGTTTTCAGTCTTAGGGACCTATTATTACTTGTTCCTAGGTCTCCTTGGAATGTGGCGAGATAAGTGGCCGTGCTGTCCTCGGTGACATGCAGTTTTGTATCTGGATTGGTTGTACCAATACCGAGATTGCCATTCTCATCCAGCCTCATAGTCTCGTCGTCCCGACTGGAGTAGAACGTAAGTGGTGATCCAGTGGCACCGTTTGAGATTTGTAACTTCAATTCGGCGTTGTTCGCGCTAAAGTCTCGGCTCTTGGTCAGAACAGCAGATCTTGCACTATCGCCTGTATGACCTAACCTGATTGCTCTGTCTGGCCCAGAGTCTGTGTTATCATCAGTTGCAACCGAAAGCGCAACATCCGGACTAGTGTCACCGATACCTACATTGCCTGTAAGCGTGCCGCCCGAGAGAGGTAAGTAGTCAGCAGGGATATCAGTAAGCGCAGCCGCAGTGACGCGGAGTTGGATATCATCACCCGACGCAAAGGCGGTGCCGCTCGTACCATCTTGGCCACGAACTACAGTTAAATTGTTACTACTTCGAGTAGTAACCTTAACAATCTCAATATTCGACCCATCTGTAATTGTCGCGTAAAAATGCTCCCCCGCCGATAAAGCTGGGAACACTGATCCATCCGTGACTGAGATCGCCGTGGCCGAATTTGTGATTCCGGCGCTTAACGTGGTCTCTGCATTATTTGAAAATTTGACCGCCATTGCGTGTCCTTAAGATACGGTTACCGTCCAAGTGATTGTCATGGCATCGTTTGCGCCTTTGTTTACAACGGCGAAAACTGTACGGCACAACATCGTCCCGCCCGAAGAAGCATTAAAGACACCGGCTTCGACAATAGACCCGGTGCCAGTACCGGGGGAGAATGTGGCGACGTAAACTATTTGATTGTTAGTTACAGTGGTACTGGTCAGTGCGGCACGCGCAGCTTCTGTCCCAAGCGCAGTATCTCCTTTGGCTGCCGCTGTAGAACTAGTACCTATCGACATGTGAGACATCACGGTAGCCGTCGCATCTTTCATCCGACTTGCTACGTATTCCTTGCCGCTTGTGACAACTAGGTTCGGGACTTCCTTTACGACTTCGCCGTTGATGGCGATCGCAAGGCGACCTCTCATTTCTAGCACATCTGAAAGCATTCGTTTGCTCCTATGAGTTCAAAGTAAACGTGTTCAGCACGTTCTTGTTGATTACCGAGCGAGCGCCCGATATGAGTTGGATAGACACGCTCTCAGACATTGGTACGAAATCTGTGAGTTGCTTTTCTATGGACATAGCATGAAGTTCGGACACCGAAAAGACGTTTGTCTTGGTGGCTTGGGTATCCTTTATAAACCCGTCAACATCGACGAAGTCATCTAAAGTAAAGGCATCACCTAGTGACTTGGATATAGTGCTCGCAAGCTGTTCTGTGATTGAAGTGACATCGGACTCGTTGACAGGTATCGGCGGATATACTTGGGCGGTAAGTTCATCCGACATAGACAGGCTGTCTGAGAATGAACGGTTGTACGTTACTGCCCTAGACAGAACGTCAGACATACCGAAGCTGTCTGCCAAATATCTATTAAGGGTGTCTGGGTCGAGCTCAGCGAACGCTTCTAATTGAATTGCACTGATTGCCGCCGTCGGAAACACTGAGTGGGTAATTGCATTAGCAAACTGGGCCGACACAGATGCTTGAACATCGGCATAGCCAATCGAAGAACGTATGTCCTTTGCTGTAATAGAAACCTGCAGGTCGGTGCTATCGACCGATGCTGCAACTTCAGCAAATGCTATACGTATCTTCGCCGTCATTAGTCAAAGTCACCTCGTACCTTCAACTTAATGAGGTCGTAAACAGTCTGGATACCTCCACCAGAAAAGGTGATTTCAATCTCACCTTCATAGGTTCCTTCACTGGCGAGAGTGCCAGTGGGGAAATTAGTTGCGACCTGACCAGCGCCGGCGTTCGTTACTGAACATGTAAGGGTGGACGATACAGTTGAAGAGCCTACCTCACGTAAACGCAATCTGACCGTTGCACCTGTCAGATCAATAGGTGCCCAAGTGGCGCTATTGTTCTCGTCCAACACCTGACCGCCAGCAGCGGTGTTGCTGTCTTTAAGGGTCAAAGTCAGCTCTGGTAATGTGTCGCCAGCAACCAATTTAAGTGTTTCGCTGTATGCCATGATCTAGCCTTTGTTCTTCACACGATTCTTCATCGTTTCCATAAGACCTCGTCGTGCGAATGCAAAGCTGACTGCAGCGCCTACAAAGGTCAGATACCAATCTGGTACGTTTTCAAGGTTTTGAAAACCCTCATAGACGTAGTGCGCCATGTTGGGTACAAACGCCATGATCAAAGGGATAGACACGATTAAGGTCCAGTACTCGTCTTTCCAACTATCCTTGCTATTCTCAACAAGAATGCGCTCCCAGTTCTGATCATGCTCTTGAGCAGAGGCTGCCATCTGCACAAGTGCAGTTGCCTTTGCTTCGGCGATACGGGCCTCGGACTGGATCATGGTGAGCTTCATCTGCAGCTCAGCTTTCTTGATCTCCTGCCTACGCTCCAGGAAACCGCCGATGATGGAGCCGAGTGGGCCAATAAGTGAGTTAAACCAGGCCATGTGAATTAATCCTTTTTGTTGTTTAGCAGCCAGTCCATATGCTTGTTCCACAATACATAAAGCTGCTCAACCTTCTTCTCTAACTGCGACGTCCTCTCATCCTGAGCCGCGTGTCTCTGCGCTGTGTAGAACACCAACGCTGTAAACGCTGTTATTTGTGGCCACCAACTCTGGGCAAAGTCTTCCATCAATAACTCCAGATAGTTGGCCGATTTGCATCGGTCGAGATATCCAGGTGGATAAAACGTGAGTCTCCTTTTTGTGCGACACCGATCCCTGTAAAACCTAGCTCAAGTGCTAATGAGATTAGTTTTAGTGCGTCCGCACCCCGGACGCCGATATCTGCAGCAATACCTTCCGCATGTTTACCGGGCTTCGTTTTGCGTGCCTCGATGGGATGTTCCGGCGATCTATAACCACTATTGATAGGCATGGGTTTACCGAACTTATCTCGAAGATCCTGCAGTTTCTGCATGAACTCAGGGCGCATTTTGTTTTCGCCGCTGTGTTTGCAGTCAAACTCATGAGGTTCGAAATTCTTGTAATCGAGCCAGTTCACTACCGATACCTCCTAGTCTTTTTCGCTATACGTTTAGGCTGTGACGAAAACTGTTTACCCTTTTTCATGTCTGCCCGTTTCTTTCTTGTAGTAGCGGCATATTCTTTTTTCGACAATGATTCTCTTGCCTTCTTAGGGAGGTATCTTTCCCCCGTAGCTTTAGACCCTTGCGTACTGTTCTTGCCTGATTTTGTGCCCCAATCTTCCTTAGTCCATTTCGAAAGTGATTTCTGCGCTTTCGTCTTGCTACCGCTATAACCGCCCCCCGACTTTTTATATCGCTGTGTGGCGAGCTGTGCTTTGCGTGCTGACCATTGGCCAGCTTTGCCACCTTTGGAGCCAGCCTTAACAGACGAGACAATACGCTTCCATTTAGCTTCGTCAGTACGTGCCATCTACCACTTAACCTTATCTGCCCAGTAGGCCGCTGACATCTTGCCCTTAGCGATGTTGCGCCCGTGGCGAGCCTTGAAAGACGCACGTTTCTTCTTCATGCGATCCGACTCGCCGGCCTTGGGCTTGCCTGCAGTCTTGGCACCTTGCTCACCAAAGCGTATGGTTTTCACCTTGTCACCTTCCTTGGCGACAACCACATGTGACTTCTTTGGGTGACTCGGTGTTCGTTTGGGTTTGTTGAAACCGGATACACCTGCACGAGCAAGTCTAGGATCTTTTTTTCTCAAAATTAGCTCCGCTAATATTACTGGATATTGTTTAGCACAGGAACAACTCTTTTGGCATCCCCATCAAAAACAAAGTCATCGAACATGTCGAATGCCGGAATGTTCGCTGTGAATGGTGCCGCCAGACCTTCATATGGGATAGCAGCTACGGTACCAACTGCGATCGAAGCGGGACCGAATATCCCTGAGCGATCTAGGATTTCCCAAGTGTATTCGCCACCATCCATATAGTTAGATTTAAATGTATACGGGGTTGCTTCGGAGAACGGTATGACAAGCTGCATGAGATACTTCTGCAGCTCACGCAGTTCTAATCCCATCATGGTCAGCGGGAACAACGTCGCGCCCAACATTATTGCCGGCATCGCGGCGTCTATCATTGAACCGCCCTCAAGCCTCCGGGCTTTAGTTTCGTTGTAAACGCCACTAAGAACCGTTTTACCGAACGCGTATAGGTAAGACTTCAGGTGGAACAGAAGCTGGAAGTATGGGTTATTTGCCCATGAGGGACGGGTTGATGAATCCGGCCTAACTACTGATTCCTCAGCAAACCGCGCAATACCAGCAGCTACCTTCTTACCAGCCTCAGTATCCATGTCCTGGTCAGAGGCTATCCAGTTGTTAACCTCCTCCCGTGTCAGGCCGAGCTCTTCTAGATAACGCTGTTCACGAGCCCCAAAACCATCTTTTTGAGCTGTACTAATAATGAACTCGCGGCCCATACCAACTGCGAACGTACGCACAAAACGTGTGTACATAGTTAGGCCGGTATATCGGAAGAAATACATGTTGGCCCGGCGAGCCCAGCCATCCACCTGATCTTGTTCACCTAGCCCAATAAAGGCGTTTTCCATAGCTTCGCTTTGGACAACACCGACTGATTCAGCAAACCTCCGCAACTCTGGTCCTGAGAAAGCCTCTTTTGCGACCGTTAATGCGTTCATTACGTTGCCGAACTCTTTACTCCTCGTAGCAATACCTGCGAAGTCGGTAGTCGACCCTACAGTTGCTAGCAGGAGTGTGGTGAAAACGGTGCTTACAAGGCCAACACTGTTAGCGCGGCGCATATTCTTACCAACAGAAACCTTGCCCAACATAGCGTGGATTGTGGTTTCAATTTCTGAATGAAACTCTTCGGGGATGTCCAACATCAACCCGGCGACCCTTGCATACCCACCCCTACGTTCAAACTCCACTTTGCGAGTTAGCGCATTTATATAGTTAATAAAGGCCACTCTTGGATCTAGGATAAATCCACTATCTCTAAGCGCCTCGGTAGATACACCATCCAACGTACGTTGTAGCGATGGACTGCTGCCCGGGCTCAAGCGTGCCTTACGTGAAACAGTGTCCCAGTGTTCTTCTAATTTCGCCTGTATTGTTTCACTATCTGAACTGCTGTCCATCTCGTACAGCGGCGCGTTCAACAAATTATTCGGATACCTGTCTCGTAGAGCTTGTACCAAGTCTATCAAATCAAACCCGTTAGACGGGTCGATAGCAGCCGAAATGATTTCGTTGAACTTATTGCGATCACCTGATTTGGAGGACCTATAATATTTTGCTAAGCCGAGCTGGCCAAGCGGCGAGTCATCAAACCTTGTATCGGTTATCTCGGGGTCACCGTCTGGTACATCAATCTCCTCAATATTGTTATTGAGGATATTGTCTCGCACATCCATAGCGGCTTCTTGTGACATCCCATTGTCGACCAGGAACTGAACAAACTCATCTGGGCGGTCAGCTATCTGGGAGGTATCAATAGAACGAGGGAAGTAATCTTTGCGTTTTCTAACTGCATAGATGATCTTGCCATCCTTACCAATTGTGTATGCGTGCGCCTCCTCTAAGAGGGCACGAATGGCTAAAGCATCTTTAGCAGCCTGTGTTGTTTCACCGCGCAACTGCTCACTTGTAATCAGCTCATTTTCTGCAAGCAAAAATGCATTTACGACACGTTCTGACTCAAACGCTTTATCAGGCGATGTGGAATCGAGACCAAAAATATCCCCGAACTTTTTTAGAAACTTACTGTTTTCTAAAGTGGCAGCTGTCAGAAATCCGAGCTCCCCGCCAGAGCCAGTCGTTTTATGGAATAGATCTGCTAGGTTTTTGCCGGCAGGCCCATGCTTCGCGTTCCGAAGGAAATCGTCAGCTGTTAACGCATACTTTGTGAAGGCCCGAGACGCACCACTATTATTCAAAATACCCTTGGCCGTATTGGTGATGCCGGCGAGAGTTTTTCTCGGCATCTTCTTACTGACATCTGATATGAGATCTTTTATTACGACCGACTGTAAAACCGTCTCAGTCTTCACAGTGTTGTTTTTATTAGCTTCGACTACGCCATCCATATAAGTCTTAAACACAGCGTTCTCGTCGAGCCGGTTACCTAGCGCTTTGTTAACTTGTTTAAAAAAGTTTTTAAGTTTTCGAGCAATCGCTTTGAAATAGTCTCGTGCCTCTTTTGATCCTTGCGCAGTTAACTTAGTGTTTTGAGCGCTTTTATAGACGTTGGCCGCAACTTGGTCGGCATACCATTCTTCAAAGCCGCGCACGTCTAGAGTGTATTGTGATGGACTTTGTTCACCCTTCTTTTGTACATCGTCGAGATAGGCTTTCCAAAGTTTGGATTTGAGCCCGGGGTCGGCTTTGATCTTGGCGAACTCTTGTTGGAAAAGGTGGTGCCCTAATTCGTGAGCAACAATCGCGGCCACCTCTGCATCAGGGAGTTTTCCTGACTCTGATCTACTACCATCACTTATATCAAGGTCACGTATAACGATGATGCTTTGCCTGCCGTTCGATACATAACGGCCTTTGACTGGGTTCTTACCCTTTGTCATAGCATCAATGGTTTCACTCAGGTCGCTGACCAAACTTGGGTCATAATCTTTTACAGATCTCTTCAACTCCGAAACAGTGATGATCTCAACTGGGCTAACAAGACCCAGTCTTTTGGACGCCATGCCAATGATTCTCGAAGTCAGGTTACCAACTGAACCTTTTACGGTGATGGAAACTGGTTCGACCAGACCCCGAGGCCCAACCCCACGTCGAGGTTGGAATTTAGGCGCGGTACGTCCTTTAGGCTTTTCAATATCAACCCCACCTTCAATGGACAGACGTGTCCACAAAAACGGAGTGTTATATTCGTCGGGGTCAACTTCCTGATAAACGGGTTCGAACACAACTTTTCGTGACCCAGGTCCCGCATCTTGTTTAACATTGTATTCTTCTATTGCTTCCCCCATTGGGGCAGTTAAGGATGTTCCGCGTAACCGATCTGCTTTTGGAACCGTAACGTTAGTCTTCCGGCTTTTTACAATACGTAAAACTCTTGTATCAGTATCAGAGGGCATATCCTCAATTAAAAAATACAACCTGTTTCTAGGCTTAACAGCGTTCTGTCGCTGGACAGCGTGGACCAGCTTAACTAGGCCAGCTATGTTGAGCTCGTCCACATACTCGGTGTAATTATCTCGTACCTCTTGTGGGAGAGATTTAGTGAGTTCATCTAGGCGATTGATCAGTCGATTTCGGTGCTCTCTCTGCTCATCGCTAAGTTTGTCCTTGTAATCAGGTCTGATATAAAAAGTTCTGCGCCTGTTATAGATCTTCTGCGTAGCTCTCTCTGCGGCCCGGTCATATTGCTCACCGGCCATATCCCCAGCTTTTATAGCGGCTTCAGCAGGCTGCCGCAGACCGTCCTCGTCGCCTTCAATCTCCTGTTCAATATCATCAGGATCGACAGTGTTTTGGACATTGTGGTCCTTGTAACTTTGCCTAGCTGACCGTTTCAATTCCTGAAGATCTTGGTAGCGGAACTCTTGCGCTAACACTGCGTTAACCTCGCTTGGTGTAGTGCCCTCTTTCTGTAGCTCTTTCCTCCTCCGGTTCTTATTGCTGTTAAACATATTTTCTGCCCGGGCCTCAGCGTCTTCCATACCCTTAACATCAGAACGTGCTTTTGCATCAGCCAGATCTGCTGCGGCAGGGCGTGGATCAGGTGTTTCGTAAAATACGTCCCACACAGATAAACCATCAGCAACAATTTCGGTTTTCAAAGCTTTCATGACAGCCGGCGTAAAGATCGAGGCTGTCGCAAGCTCACTTAGGGCGGCTCCATATTCGGCTTCTGTTATGTCCCCATTTACGAGCTCCTCATACAGAGTGCTTATCTCGTAAAAGGCAAGATTTGCTAGGTCGACATCGCCTCTTGGTGTAGCGATCGTTATTTTAAAACCGTCCGCATACAACTCTTTAATAGCTGTAAACAGCCCCTGTCTTATAACCTGAGCCTGAGTCAGGCCCTCACCGACAAGTGCTTGATCAGTTGCAATGTTTAACTTGCGGCCCTCACCGGCAAGAACCCCCAAACCTGTTACGGCTCTCCTGCCGTTTCCTTCTGGCTTACCTGTAAGCCGTTGCTCCATCTTTAGGGGAGTACCCGACTTAGTTTCACCACCATATTGAGCTGGTATCGTAAGAGTGAATTCACCTTTAGCGTCTGCACGGTTATCCATGCCACGCACTTGAGTCAGAACATTCCGTATAAAGCGTTCAGTCTTCTGAGCGAAAGTATTATCACTCTCCTCGAACTCCATGATCTCTATACGACCATCGTCTGAAAACCTCAGACTGTAGCTCTTAGTATTATTTTGGGACTCCTCAACAAGTTCGCGGAAACGCTTCATTGCTGACAACGTCATGAACTCTTTGAAGTCCTCTAAGCTTGCAGACGTCTGATTAAATTCTTCACCTTCCGCTAACTCCTGATTATCTAGGATCTGTTTGGTGGTGCGATAGTCCTTATTAAACTGGACCTTCTCTTTAGGCTTGAGGGGATATTGCCCATCATTGATCTGATACGAAGCAGGTTCACCTTGTGAGGTCTGTGCCACCACAGCTTCTGGCGCATCGAACTCGTTCATACCCATTGATATCTCAGGTTGATCAGCTCTGGTTTCGTCCGCCTCCACCCGGTTTTTGGACGCGTTATATTCGTCTACAGCTCCCAACATGGCTGCGCCCATAGCAGTTTCATTGGTTGGAGGTTCAAAGCCTATCGCGACTTCTTCTTCTACAGATTCCTGAAACGGGCTCGCCGGAAGTGGGGGCTCACTTAAAGGTGTGTCATCTCTTTCAGGTCGGGTTATGGATGGACCCCGTGAAGTTCGGGCCAAGCGTAATGCACGGTCCTTTTTCCCATCGGGATCAACTGCGTTAAGAACCTTAATCAGTTCCGCTTTGGGGAAGTTAGCTTGGTAATATTGCGCCTCTGCAATATAGGCTTCTATCCCGGCAATAAGGGTGCGGAAACCTTCAGGGGCATTCTCCTTCTGCTCTAACAGATAGGCTCGCAACCCACGCCCACGCTCAGAACGATCGTTAAGAAACGTGTTGATTATCGACAACACGTCTGGTGTCAGGTGACGAGTTGGGTCTGGGGCAGGTGTAGGTGTAGGTGCTGGAGTAGGAGCGGGCGCAGGCGTAGGTTCAGGTGCAGGTGCAGTTTCATTTCTCATATCACGAGTGATATTAGGCGTAGGCGTCTCGGGCTGCTTTGGCTGCTTTGGCTGCTTTGGCTGCTTTGGCTCTGATTGTTTTTCACTATCAAGCCGCTGTTTACGCCGGCTTAAGACTTCTTCTGGTGAAAACAACTCTATTTGCTGGCCGGGGAGCGCAACGCTTTGTGCCGCTTGTTCAGCTGCCAACTGCCCAGCCTCATTGGTCACTTCTTCGCTGACTACGCTGCCGTCAGGATTACGAACCTGTACAACTCGATCACCATCTACAGGTTTGGTGCCGCTATAACCAAGCACTGTTGTTAAGGATTCGTCGCTAGCGCCGGCAGCAATAACCTCTTCAACAATGTTTCGGCTTTTGGAAATAATCGTGCCGCGACCGGGGATCATTGCACCCACAATGCCACCGCCTAAATCCACCACCTGGTTAGGTTCGGCATTTTCCATAGCAGTAGGAACTGTAGAGCTTCCTTCAGGAACCCAGACACCGGCTTTCGAACTGCGTTGGTCAATCATGTTAGCCATCTGGGCTTCAAGATCGCCTTGGGGCTCTTCTGTGGGGCCTGCTAGAGACTCATCGGTAACACCAAGATCAGATGAATCTATCTCAGCATTCACATCGGCTTCGGTTTTCCGCTTAAGCATCTCGCCGGCTTGTTCGCCAATCGAACTTATCGTGTTGCTAACGCCCGAATTGATGGCTGAGTAAGCAGCGGCGGGTGTAGATGCGACACCGCCGAACGCGCCGCCGGCAAAAAAGCCAGCAAAAGCAGCTTGGCCTAAACGTAGTTGGGCTTCGGCTGCTGTGTATTCGTCGTCGATAGCAAAACGCTGTGCAACCATTGCACCTTCTTGGATGGCCTCAGTAGCGCCTTCGGTCGCCGCACTGGTGCCAGTCGCTTTAGCGAGGTCTTTGCTGAGGCGAGTGAATACACCCTCCCCAGACTCCCGAGCCGCTTTCTTCTTAGCCAGCTTTAGTACATTTGAAGCGACAAGCGCCTCACCGCCCACGCCAATTGCGGCTAGCGGGGCACCGGCTAATAAGGACTGCAGCGCTCTCTCCGGCGTTAGGTCTACACCAGCTTCGTCAAATTCCGAATAAACTGCAGCACTCATCATTGGGTATTCAGTGCTGATCGCACCGGCTGCTGCACCGCGTTTAAAGGAAAGATTGTCCCTGACGAGGCGATACATACCGGATAAAGCCTCTTCTTCGACTTCATCCAACGCTTCACCACGTAGCTTTTTCGCTGCTAAATCTTTACTGAGTCGAGTGACAGCTGCCTTACCTGCAACCGTCAAACCTGTCTTTGCTACTGCGGCTGTACCACCTGTGGCCACTGCAGCAACAATAGTCTGTGCAGCCGCCGGGGTTATCTGTCCGACACTGAGAATTACCTGATTAAGAAAACCGTCGAAAGTAGGCTCGGTTAAAAACTCGTCGAACTGTTGGATACCAGCCGAAAGTGCTGCAGAGGTGGCTTGCTCAACCCGCGCCTTCTCCAGCGCGTAGTTAGCGCCCTCGGTATCACCTAACAGGTTCCTACCAAGCGACTCAAATAGCGCCATATCTTGACGGAACTGAGTGTCGCCAATTTCGACACCACGTTGGAAAGTTTCGAAAAAACCATCTGGTGCTATGGCAGGAGACTCTCTCGGGTCTGCCACCTGTGGCACTAGGCCAGCCAGCAGTTCGTCATCAAACTGCCTTTGTGCAGCTGTAATCCGAGACATGTTCTCAAAACTCAGCTCTTGTGGCTCCTCCTGTGGAGGTGGTGTTTGGCGAGTGGGCTGTGTTTGGCGAACAGGTTGATTGCCCGAGTTAGCTGTGTTGACGCGCTGACGAAGCTCGCCAGCCGTGATGTTGCGGCCCGACTCCATCTTTGCCATTGCGGCCAGGACAGTCGCCCGCGTGTCTGGGTCAGCCAGATTGATCTGGTCATCTGCGCCAATGCCAGTCTGACCGGCCACATAGTTTATATAACCCTCTGTGTCGTTCTCGCTTGGCGGAGCAAATGTGGAAATGGTGTCGCGTAGTGTGTTTATACCGCGCTCACCATATGAATTTAGAACACGGTCTGCTGCCCTATACCCATAGTTCTCATCACTAAAGCTAGAGAATCCACTGTCTTGGCCTGTCTGCCCTAGCCAATTGTTAGATTCGTTGTACCTAACATTGAGAGGGTTATTAGTCCTATCGGCAACGGCCATTTTGAACCTCTATCTTTGTAATGCTTCTTGGCCGGCCTCAATTGTCTGCGCGAAATATTCGAGCATTTGAGTGCCTAATTCACTGCCCAGTTCCGATGCGGAGATTTCGTTTTCGGTGCGCTGGCCACTAGGCCCCAAGATCTCGATTCTTTTGAGCGCTCCTCCTCTATTCCGTATTATCTGGAATCGCTCTGGTCCAAAATCAACGCCGATTCTGGCCCCTTCAGGTTTAAAGAAATCGGCGAAAAACCCGAAAACGCCATCATTCTCTTTTGATGCCAAGTCAATTACGTATGTCCCGATCGTATCCATAGCAGAATCGAATAGTGCTAACCTTCTTTCGCTGTCCCTTTCAGATCGAAGGGCCTGTATCTGGCTATCAAGTTTGAACAAAGCTGTATTATGTTCGGGGCTTCCCACCTCGTTATTAGTTAGGCCAGCTTTAATCTCTACAGAGTTTCCTCTCAAATCAGTTTTGAAAGCTTCATTGTCCGTATCTTGCTTATCAGCAAGCTTAGCTTGGCCCAGGTCCAGGTTCCCTGCTGCAATTTGATTTCGTGTTGCCGCAGCATTGGCTTGTGCGACATTGGTTGGTGAGGTCGAGAACGACCCGGTTCGCATGTAGTTACCGAAACGGTCGAGGATGGTTGATTGGACCGCTGGATCGCCCGCATAAATGGCGGCTGTCGCGTACATAATTGCACGTTTGTCAGCATCATCCACTAGACGGGCAACGTCTTCAGGCGTTCGGACACCTAGCTCTTGTGCCCGACGTGCGCCGTAACTGATATCAGCTTGTGTTGGTTGTGGCTTGTCTTGCAACATGCGGCGCACGTCCGCAATCGCAGCATCCATATTAGTATCGGGGGCAGGTGCAGATGGAGCTGATGTCGATACAGCTGTTGTGGTTTCGGGGGCTTCTTCAGGAGGTGGTGACATCATACCCACCCGCCCTGTAGTAGGCTGGAAACCAACCCCGAAATTCTCAATAGCGCTCTCGGCGTCCCGTAACCTTCGCTCTGCCGCTCTTAATTGCCTAACCCTTCGCTGAGCCGAAACGGTGTTCTGTTCTTCAGTCAAAGCGGCTTGCGCTGCATCACGCTCCTCTACAAGCGCCGCATAAGTCGGGCTGCCCCTCTGCTGTACATTATTTGAACTAGCCTCAGTCTGAGAAGAACTAGAGCCGGCGCGAAGCCGAGCCAAATCCCGGTCGATTGCCGCTACCAACCTGTTTCGCCTTCTAGAGTTTGACGTATCCTCTAGTAGTGCTGCCCGCTCCGCTTCTAACCGCGCTATTTCTGACGCTTCTTCAGGAGAGATACTCATTTGCTGGGCTGTAGTGCTAGCCTCTTCTAATTCGGCTTCAAGCGCATTCTCTCTTTGGATATTGCCACGGTTTTCGGGTAAATCGCGGACACGGGCTAGATCAGCTTCAATGTCTTCTATTGAACGCCCGGTTGGGGATGGGCCTTCGGGGGCTGCTGTTGTCTGCCCAATGGTCGGCGCTTGGGGAGCAGCTTCCGGTTGACCATACTGTTCAAAGTGCTGGGTTAAATCGAGTCCCTGCTCTTCAGCCGCTTCGAGCAACTCTGGATAGGTCATGTTAGAGAATGCTTCGTACACGGTGCGCCCTGCATTAGGATCTGCATCGGTTATACCATCGAGGTCATCCAGCAGATCTTGACGAAGTCTGCCCAATTTTACCTGTGCATTTACGGCTCTCTGTGTAAGTACCTGCTGAGAGCCAGGATTGACCTGAACAGCGTTGGCCAACATAGAGTTCAAACGTGACTGAGCCACGTCGTTTATCTCAGCCGCTGAGAATTGCCGCACCGGATCATCGGGATCAGACGTTGCATTCTCAGTAATTGGTCTGCCACCTGTTCCTAGAAGTACGTATTGTCCTTTGCTTGGGCTGGCACCAATACCTGCAAATTCAAAGTCAGGGTTGTTGGGGTTTCTAAAATAATTACTGTCCGACCTAAAAAACGCTTGTTGTTGATCTGGCCGCCAGCTGGTTACATCAGAAACCTGATAACCGCCGCCCTCTACCGGAGTGATTAGGCCCCGCGACAGTAGATCGTTAAATATCTCAGCGTCTTCCATGTTTCTTATTTCACGGGTTGCAGCCTGATTAGCCAGTTGCCGCGATCTGGTGACCTGAAGCTGGTCATCACGCTGGAGACGTCGATCTTCACCGCCCATCGCGTAGTCAAGGGCACCCAGTATTGACTGGCCTACTGTTGATCGAACCATCTCTGTCTCCTAAATACCGGGGATCGCGAATATGGCAGCTGCGCCTAAGGACCCGAGTGTGGAATAAGTTTGTGCGCGGGATGCAGCCCGAGCGTCGCGATAAGCCCGGTTACGAGCCGACGCGTTCGCCGCCGACTGCCCCAGTTGGCTTTGGGAAGTAGTGTTCACGTCCTGACCGATGTTTATCAGATCCGCCAAGAGGCCTGTATTAGCCTCACGTTGGGCAATACGTGCATCATTAACCGACTGGATACCACCTAGCGTATTGGATTGTGCCAACCGCTGCTCCATTTGCTGCTGCTGAGCTGGGGTAAGTTGTCCGCCATACCGAGACATATTCCTTTGGGAAATGCCACGAGTGAGTGCAGAGGCAGACGCCACATCTTCACGTGCCTGATCAACGAGGCTCGTATCAGTTTGAGACTGTGCGATCAGATCATCCTCGAAGCCACCGAAGTTTCGAATGTAATCCATGTACTCGCCGCGTGTGATGTCAGCGTAAGCTTGGTCTGGGTCACTCACAGTTGGGAGACCGGTGGTTGATCCCGTGTTGAACCTGCGATTATTTAAACCCGCAAAACCTCTGGCGTTGGGTATATCACCTATCATGAGCTTCCTAACCTCTTAAAGAAATCACCCAATCCAATATTTTCATAAACAGGATTATTGTCTTTGTCGAACCTTGGATTCCCTTTTGCGTCTCGGGCTACCGTTTGAGATTCCATGACGTTTCCTGTGGATTGATAATTGTCGTAGCCCTTGGCAATACCTGCTGTACCGATTTGCACGGCTGCATTTAACTTGGCCTGTGCCACATCTTGTTTGTTCTTAGCTCTCGCCAAAGCTTCAGACGTCGAAAGTCGAGAGGCTTGCGCCATCCCTGTCTGGGCCGCTGACACCTGGCCACGTGCTGTACCCAGCACATTGGTCTTCATAGTGTTCTCAATACCTTTTGCGGCTTTGTTAGCGATGCCAAGCTGCCCTTGGTAGGCTTGGGCCATATCACCTGCCCCGCTGATATTCTGGGCTTGCTGGTAGCTGGGAGCTGTTAAAGCCTGCATGGTGTCTGCATTCGCTCTCGCACGAAGCGTTGTCTTAGCCCCATCCCCTGTTGCAGCTTTATCGCGCATCTGCAGGAGCAGGGGTTCATACTTCTGCTTGAAGTACCGGTACTGAGCCATTGCAACCGACGCGTTGGTTTTATCTGCCTCGGTAGCTTTGTAATTACTTTTCTTCGGTTTACTGCCCATGGACCGGCCTCGTATATATTCTAGTATCTAGACGCCAGCCCTCACTGCGAAGGTAAGGTTCAAGCCCGTCTACCTGAGTCCACGTCTCCAAAGAAGTGCACTCTAATTCTCTTGCCACATTTTCGAAGAATGGGGAATACCTAAGAATGTTCCGCGATCCGCGCTCTTTCGCCCACGCTGCCCAGAGGAAGAGCGTCTTCTTCCCGGTGAACTCATCCACTCTAATCGCAGTCACAACGAAACCTTCGGGCGCTACGAATAACGCTGCCTCGCCCGATACACAGGCGGCATAAACATCCTCGGGCCGCCAAGTAAGGTGTTTGTTCTCTTCCAGAATTTCTTGGAGGCCAATCTTGACCCAACCCCATTCTTCACGAATGTTCGCCAGATCTGGCTCAGAAGAAGGTTCTTCTACCTGCATACTTACGTTTGCTCCTACCTTTGTGGATACCGCCGTAATTTGTTTTCGCCGCTACCGGCATATCCCCACTACGGGCAATTTTTTCGGCCTCTACCAAACCCTGCATATAGAGCGTGTTGTAGATATTAGCGGCGTTATAATCCGTCCAATCCTGACCCGGCATACGTAAAAGGCGGGTTAACGTCCCGTTAACAATTACGTCGTGGAAGTCATTCATAATGTAATCATCACACGCTGTAGAAGTGCGGGTGGGTTTCAACACGACGCGGAGGATGATTGCGCTTGCTTGAGTCGCAGAAGGCGTTGGGACCAACCAGAACAAGGATTGGCCCTCTTTAATAAAGTACTCAGGAGTGCCGCTATCCGTTCGCCACTTTGGGTTACGTTGCTCAAGCAGCGTACTTGTAGTTGGCTCCAGCGGGTTGCCGTCGAAGAGCACGTGGCGGATACGATGGACTACGGTGCCTTTAGGTGGTTCAAGGTCATACTCGTGCGTGTTTGCGATGGCCGTTACCGGATCTAGCTCGACCTGATAAATATCGGTTTTCTCGCACATGTCGATTACTGCTGACCGAACGTGTCGTTCGATCAATGTGTCGGGGCAACCTGGTGCCGATGCAATAATCTCAGGGAGAAAGCTCTCATATGTTACTGCCATCTAGCTATATCCTGCCTGTATCCCGCTCATAGTTCGGGGTTGTTACCTGATCGACTTGCGCTTTACCGGTCACCGACTGTATGAACAGTTGGTAATGCTGGCCAGAACGCTGGTTGTTCGCTGCATATTCTGCGTCTTTGGAATACGCCCGATACAAAACGTAGTCCATGATTGAGTTTGCATATAAGTCAGGAATACTAAGATCGTCCGATGCCGTAACGGTGGTCGGATTCTTCGAGTAAACGATTTCGATGTAACTGTTACCGCTCACGCCGGGATAGACGTAGAAGTTACGCGGGTTCTGTTCATCATAAATATAGTGTTTTACGACAGCTGTATGAGCGGCATCGCCAGTTACGGCTGGGTCGTGCCAGTTTGGCGCTTGGGCATCGAGTATCTCACTCGCCACAAGGCGAATTGATCGCCCCCCGTTACCGCCTGATGACGACGACATATTGCGGATCACGCGGAGCAGTCGATTGCCGTCAGTAGGTATCGACTGTTTGGTGCCGTCTACTAAAGTGATTGTTTCGTTTGCTGCGTTCGCATCTGGTTTGAATAGAACAATCTCCCTCTGAGCGTCATTAACCCAGAGGACCAGTTCTGATTCTGGCCAGCGTATACCAACCGTATCCTGGATAGTCGCCTGAACCCTATCGATAACACTTGCTACGCTGACTGCCATTTATAGCTTCCTTAAGAGCGTAGGGCTTCTTCCCACGCCTTTTCACGTTCATCGGCAGGGACAGACTCCCCAAACTTTCTGGCAACGACCGCTGCTTTGGGGGTGTTGTCAGATATTTTGAAGTCGCCGGGGTTTCCCTCGATGTAAATATCTCTCATGACTGCAACTAAACGGTCATGCTTATCTTCGGCAATGAGTCGATCCAACTTATCCTCAACAACATCACTGATTGCGATTTCCTCAACCGGAGTCTCAATCACTTGTTGGGCAACTGTTGGCGCATCTTCGACGAGCTTTGCGCCTTGTTGGAGTGCTAAAACGCCGACAAGGCTACCAACCTCGTACTCCACATTTGGTTCGAATACGACAGCCGCTCCATGCGGTGTTGTAACTCTCAAATACTCGGGGCTGATTAATTTCATTTTTACTCCATTAAAAAGGACGGCCCCCCCATGAAGGGGGGGCCGAGGGGGGGACTCTTACTGCGCGGTGTCGAGACAGATCACGCCGAAATCCTGGACGCTTCCAGAGACGTCAGAGTTATACTTAGGCTTACGGAGGCCAAAGATTTTGCCTACCGAGATACCGGACTGGTTACCATAGTCGAAGGTGTCTTCGACAATTTCAGGTAGACCAATGTCAGCCATCGCCAGAGCCTGAGCGCCACAGAAGAGGGCACGTGCCCCGTCAACGTCTGCGTTTGCGCCCCACTTGTATCCAGCTTCACCAGCGTTGGAAGAAGTACCAGTTGCTGCGCCAGAAGTGTTAAACACGTGGCGGAACTCATGGACCATAACGCCGTCGACCATCAAGCTAGCAGACCCTGAGAAGAGCGAGTTGGCTTCGCCACGTACGCCTGCGTTACGGACGTTTGCAAGGAAGTCAGCATCGAGCTTCAAGGCAGCCATTTGCTGAGGAGTAACAAACAGGTGGAAGACTTCTTGGTTGCCTGCACCACGGATACCACGAATGTAGTTATCTTTGGCGTAAGCTTTAAGCTCCACGATACAGCGGTAAGAGATCGTATCCGCAGCCTCAATGTTGTTTGTACCACTTGCAACAAGCCCGCTTGTAGCGTCCCAACGACGGTGACGATCTGCGGTTGGGTCAGACACGTCTGAAGCAAACTCTAGATCTACGAGCTCATGACCGGTAGTCGCAGAAGTCGGACGCAGGCCACCGTTGTTTTTGTTCGTGTAGGCAACACCTGACAGGGTCAGGAATGCCAGCTGGTCACAACGGTCTGCCATTGCATAAGCAAGAGCGTCACGGCTCTGCTCACGGAAGTTTACGACGGTCTTCTGGTCGGCCATCCGGCCTGCGATGCGGTTAGCAAAGCGAAGCTGATCAAGCTCGATGGAGATGTCGTACGCGCGGAGGGCTTCTTCGTTGCCTTCCAGAGTATGATCACCAGTGATACCGTCACCAGTCATGTCGGCAAGCAACGTGATGTTTGCTTTTGTGCCTTTAGCAGACTTAGTCAGCTCAGTGACGCGTTGGACCATTGCGTTTGAGCCGGTTCCTGCGAACTGGTTGATGAAAGATTGGTTACGTGCGACACGCCAAAAGTCGCGACTCCAAGCCTGAAGCTGGGGGTCGGAAAGCGTGCCAAAATTAGTAAGTGCCATTGCTGGGCTCCTTTTACATGGGCTAAGTTTTCGCAGCCGCGTTAATGGAGCGGCAAATCCGTTCCCCGTATCGTGAGGCGACGTATTTGCAGTTGCTTTACGAGCAATGACCTCGGCACATTTAACGCCCGTGCAGGCGAAAACGGAGTTTTATGTGTCCGACCACAACCTGATATCGCACAGATAAGCGAGATCTTTCTATATTAGCTACGCTAATATAAATTGACAAGGGGTATGTGGATAACACGCCCCTTGTCGGTAATTCCTAGACAATATCGCCCCGCAGACGCTTCAATGTTGCATCAGGTAGCGCGTTGAACTCGTCCTCGCTCATACGCATGACATCAATCGGCACAGTGTCCCGCGTGCGGGTGCCCTCACCCTCTAATGCTGGCGGCTGAGCGTTAGCAGCTTTGATTTTCTTCGATATTGTTGATTTTTTCTTTACTGCTAGATCAGGATTTGGCGCTGTCTCCAGTGCACTGTCCAAATCGTAGGACTTCACAACAAAACGAACAGCCTTTGACAGGGCTTCGACCGCGTTATGGCCTTTGGTGATGAAGGCGTCGCGCAGCTCAACCACTTCGTTAGTATATTCTTCGTTGAATTGGTCAGAACTGCGGTCAAAAACTGGGAAGTCGGCCTCAACAGCGGCGGCGGCTTGCTGCAAAGCGGTGGCAACATGCGAATTTGAGTTCGTTGCCGCCATTTTTTGCGTCATCTCGAACTCTATCTGGGCTTTTTCTGCCGCCCGGATCTCTTTTCGCAGGGTCATGGCCTTTTGAGGCTCACCGTCTAACACAAATTGCTGGTATTCCAGCTCTTTTGCGTCGAAATCGTACTCATCTGGTGCTGCTTCCGCCTCTGGTTGGCTAGCTTTTAGGGCATCTAGCTGCTTTTGGAGGGCTTTTTGCTTAGCTAGTACTTCATCCAGCCGGGATTTGGGGACCATGGGCTGCTTACGTCGCTGCTTTGGTCGCTCTTCGGGCTCGGGTTCAGCGTTTTGTACTTCCTCTGCGCCTTCGGTGAGGGCGGACTCCGCCTCCTCCGGGGCTTCGTCGTCGGGTTCTGCTTGTTCAGCTTCTGCAGGAGCTGTTTCGGCCTCAACTTCTTCCTCCACTTCTACAGTCTCCTCGACTGCTTCTGCTTCTACCTCTGTCTCGGACTCCGTTTCAGGTGCAACAGCTTCTACCTCTTCACCCAATCCAAAGTTCAGATCTACACCCTCGGGTGATTCAATTGAATCAGAGCCCGGCATACCGTCCATTAGAGCGGTTTCAGACATATATACTCCTTAATTTTTCCTTGCTGCTGAATTCATCGCCGTCGTGGCTAGTTTTGCAGCAGCCGTAGTTTGTGATTGTTGCTGGCGTGTTTGGTTAGTTAGTGAGGCAAGCTCGCGCCGCAATTCGAGCTCACGCATCTTGATCTCCATCTGCTGTTGTAATTCTGCAACACGTAGTTGTGGATCAATCTGGGTCATTTCCTGTGCCTTAGACATGTTCACTGCAGCCTCGGACTGAAGTTTCTGGACCTCGGCCTGTAGCTTCTGGATAGTGAGTTCGAGCTGCATCATCTGTGCCTGCTGCTGCATTTGAGCTGCTTGCATCTGCTCTTCGCTCATCTCGACACCCGTCAGCTGGCGAATGCGCTTGGCCAGCTCACCCTTACGGGACAAGTGGCTGTACTCAATGATGGCGTCATCAGGGATAGCAACACCGGCCTGTCTAAGTGAGAGGGCCTCGGCGAACTGCATCTCGTCGAAGCTGTCGCGTGCTGGGGCTGTACCAATAATCACATCGTACTCACCGACGGTCAGGTCGTTGATGATCTCACCTGTGGGGGTCATCTCATTGATAACAATCTCTTCACGCGGCTTCATTGGATCATCTTCATTAGTGATCTGAATGAGGCGCTCTTCCGTGTAGAACCTTTGTACGAGGTTTAAAATCTGCTCGGCTAGGTAGTGGCGAGTCTTGGCCAGGTTATCCAACGGAACCTGGATCATGATGGCCCCACGGTTCTGCTTAGCCTGAATCGCTACACCAGACACCTCGGCACTATCCGTACCAAGCATGGAGTCATTGATACCTGAGATCGCTTTGATATTGGCCTGAGCCTTAAGAGAGATCCGATCCAGACCCGTCGGGATCTGGTTAGGCTGGATCTTGGACGGCGGGTTCGAACCACGGTTGTATTCCAGCACTAGGCCGGTCTCGGCACCGTGCTCTTCAAGATCTTCAGCCCGCATATTGGTAAGTGAACCAGATTCCACCATCCACCCGGAGTTGGCGGTGGTGTTAACAATATGGAGCTCTTGGGAGGCGATCTTGTTGAGCTGCTCTTGGGGAGACAGCAGGTTACGAACTACGCCGAAGGGGCGTCCGCGCCTGAAATAGGCGAAGAAAGGTACGATCGTAAAGTCATCATATGGCGACCAGTCGTCGTGGAGGACCACCTTGTCACAGGTGACAGTCCATCGGACTTTACGTTTGGTTTTGGTGATGATGCTCAGCCCGTATTCTTTAGCGAACTTTTTGGCTTTGGCATCAGACCAGTTGGATGGGACATCCCGCTGATCACCCGTTGCAGGATCTACATAACAATCGACGCGGGTGACCTTACGGTGTTGCCGCTCGATCACGCGCAAGGACTTTACGGTGCGGTATTCATCTTCACCTGGAATGGTCGTGCCCAGATAATCATCAACATCGTCGATGTCGCCGTAACGGGTTTCGCTATATTCAACGGAGTCACGACCAAAGCTGTTACCATTTTCTGCGATGAACTGCAGTCGGGCCGCTTGCTTCTTCCCATACATCGTCTCGATGTCATCGAGTGTCATCCAGCGTGTATAGAAGAACTCGTTCCACGTCTTCGGGTCGTAGTCCTTGGCATCTGGATCAATAAGAACGTCCAGCGGATCAACGGCCTTGATCTTCACCTCACCGTCCAGGTGATCTGTGAAATCCATGCGTACGTCGAAGTACCCACGGCCATCCATAATAAGTCCGTCGCTGAAGACCTGTTGTTCGACCCAGTCCAGCTTATTGTTGTCGGAAATCTGCATCAGGACCTTGGTAAGAACGTCTGCGACGTCCTGAGATCCTGCGCGTCTAGGCTTGAATTTAATATCCGCACGTCGGGCGGATTGTTCGCCCATTATTGTGTTGATCGTAGGCAGAATGGTGTTAATGGTCAGGGCAGGACGGCCTTCGGCGTCGAGCATGGCTACATCTTCGGCGTCCCATTGTTCGCCCTGATAGAACGCATCACACTTCTTCGCCAGATCTATGTACTCGACATGCCCGTTGTCACGCGCCCTCGTGTATCTGTCCCACTGCGTGCGGCTGATTACGTCTTCTTCGCCGGGCTTTATGTTACGGCGTTTTGTATTCTCTTTCATATCATGCACTCATCGCAGACTTGGACCGTAACTCACGACCAAAATATTCAAGTTTGTCGCGCCAAGAGGGCGGACGCTCGATCTTCTCCTGAAAAGTGCCGAACTCAGTCATCATGAGTCCAATCCATGCAAGTGCGTCGACTTGGTCATCGTGCACACCGTTAGGGAAACGTAACAATTCAGCAACCAAGGGTCCGGTAAAGACCTCGTTACGCGGTAGGTACACCATCCCTTGCTGCATCCGGCCTTGAATAGCACGTGCCCTAGCTTCCTTATCCCGACGCCCGGTCTTTAAATCCTTGAAATACGCCTCGTAAAGACCCCGTTCACGAACACGTTTCTCAAGAAATGGACCAAGGGCCATTTCAATGTGTCCTTTTTCAATACCTATAATTGAAGGTTTCCACAACTCATAAAGATCAAGTATGCGTTCGACGAGTTCAAAGCCGTCGTAACGGCCCCGATCTACATCGACCACAAACAAGTTGTCGTCTTCGTCTACACCTACGGTCAGACCTACGGAATAGTCGTTTCTGTCCTTCTTACCAATGGCAAGATCCCACGCTGTATAGAACCGCATTCGATCGAGATCAATATCGTCAGGTTCGTAGTACTGAATCATTTCACGGGTAAAATAATCACCGTCATCGGCCACGGGGTTCTGCTGATAGAGCGCGGACCAGTCCCGAGGGCCGACGGCTCGTTGTATACGGTTCAGGGCTTCAATGTCATAGCGTTCCGCATGGAGCGCCTCACCCTGAGACCGGAACTCCTCATCCTGTTCGGCGATCGCCGGGTAGCTGACCACCTCCCACTCGTCACCACCTTCGGTCGATGCCCGCAGCAGCCGGCCCGCCAGATCGTCATCGTGCCAACGCGTAAGGATGACCAACACACCGCCGCCCGGTGCAAGCCGGGTGTAGGCAGTAGAGGTGTACCAGTCATAGGTACTCTCCCGGTTGTTCTGGGACTCGGCGTCTTCCCGGTTTTTAATCGGGTCATCAATCAGGAGAATGTGGGCACCTTTACCGGTGATACCACCACCCACACCGGCAGCTACGTAGCCACCACCCGAGGTTGTCAGCCATGCCTCTGCCGACTGACTATCAGGATCTAACCGTGTGTCTTTGAACACGGACTTATATGCAGGGTCACGTAACCGTTGCCGGACTTTACGGCTGAAGGTCATGGCCAGCGAACCAGAATACGAACAGGAAATGAGCTCGTGGTTGGGGTTCTGACCAAGGTGCCATGCAGGGAACTCCACCGATGCAATGGTTGACTTACCGTGCCGGGGCGGCATGAACAACATAAGACGCGGTGACTTCTTATCCGCCACATCCTGGCTGAACTTCTCCAACCGCTTACAAATGTCCTTGTGCACCCAACCGGCGAGATAGTCCGGGTTATTCCGTTCGATGAACGGTAACAGTCGTTTACGGACTAAGATCCGTCGTGCGAGCTCTTTCTTGGCGGCTAACGAGGGAGAGTCCTTTGCCACCGGTTCTTCGGCCTTCACCTCACTAGGATCGGGCAACGCATCATGCATGTCGGCAACGCAATACGCGCAGTGGCGGTCGGTCCCCGAGAACAGAGTAATCGGACGCGACATCTTGCAGCGCACACACTCCATTTTGGCGACACCGTCAGTCATGCGATTTAGTCTCCCGCACCGGTTCAAGATGCAGTTGGTCTTCACCGACTATCGATAGCAGCTCTTCGTCACTCATACGCTCTAGTTGTTTGATATTTGCAATGTTGACCGTGATCTGTGGACTGTTGTCGGGCTCAACAAGCCGGTGAAGTTTAACCAGGCTGTCGGTCGTGTTCTTCATCTCGGTGGCCGTGGCCGACGAAGCGTAGGCATCGAGATACATCTTGTGTGCGTTGGCAACGGTGAACTCCACCTTCTCACGCATCTGGTCCCGGAAATACGAAACCGCCTTCTGAATACTGGGGCGCTTGTGCGCTTCATAAGCCGTCTGGGGAGACTTGTAGCCGACCGCCCTACCAGCTGCGGCAATACTCATACCCGAAACAATGTAATAGACAAACTTCTCTTCCTGCACGGACAGTTCTTTTATCCCCACACCTGCATACGGCATGTGTGACTCAAACTCGGCTTGCTCAAAATCCCCCGACAAAGGGGAGATATCAGTGGAGGGTGAAGTCTTCTTGGTACTCACTTAGTTTTCCGAGGTTAGGATCGAGATGGACAAAGACGGGTTGTTTACTTGAATCTAGTCTGTTGGCAATAGATTCGATGTACGTCGTTATTTGTTCTTGGTCAAATCCATGGGACAACATGATCTCCAAACTTTTGTCGTAGTCATATGCCAGTACTTCGTCGCCACTGGCGGTCCACGCTGTTCCAACAACAGCGTCTTCTAGACCTTCTAATGAATACAGGGTTACGTATTTATTAGCCATACTAATATTTTTCCTCAGCGGTCACAAATATTTTGATAGATGAGCCCAACCCACCACGCCAGTTGTTCTTCCGTCAAAGTGCTTTTCATGTTGTTAACACGCCAAGCCGCTAGCTGAACATTACCTTCAACGTATCCCTGCTTAGGGTCAATGCGGTCAATAGACATATTCGTATCAGTTTTAGTTTTATCTGACGAGTCGTGCGTTAGTTCAATACCGGTGATGGCACACCGCCCCTGCTGTGTTTCCCAAAGACTAAGGACGTATTCACGGGTCACCTCGAACGTATGTTTTCCTTGTTTTTTACGGATGTGCTTTAGGGCGTTGTACAACCGACCTAGATAAGCCTCGGGGTGCCGGCTCCGATACGCAACTTTTATTTTGTGTTCGCACTTATAACAGGTTCGGGCGCGTCTCAGATCCGCTTGAACGGTCTCAGGTAGTGGTGTGCCGCACATACGGCACACCTTTATCTTATCCGGCAAGGACATACGGGGATATATCCACGTGCGGAAAGTTTCCGCAAGGGCAATCCACAGGTAAAATTTTTACAGAAAAAAAATTTGAAAATTTTTCAGATATTTCGCTCTCGAATTACCTTACTGGCTCTCAACAACCCACCCCCAACCCGAATTCGCTTTGGAACCTTGATTCCGATTTTTACCGACTGGAACCTTGTCTGGCATAGGGGTCCCTAGCCAGTTCTTCCCCGCCGCCTTCGGCGTCGTGGTTTTGCATTTTTATTGTGCTTTAACAAAGGAGTATGCACATGAAACTTAAATCAGCAATCGCATTCGCAGCATGGCGCACACAACGCGCCGTCAAAGACGTCCAGCGCTACGCCGAAGAGATCAAGCAAGAGATAGCTGAGATCGAGGAAGCCAAGAAGGACAAGGCCTTAGCACGCCGCAAAGAACTTCTGGCTGAAATGAAATTGGCAGGCATAAAGGAGAGTGACCTTGTTTAACGCATTGATCATCACCCACGACGGTGCCTCGTCGTACGAGTATCGCTACAACTCGGAGGTGGATCTATACTTCCACCTCCACGAGACCAGCGAGCGCCACGCGTTCCACCAACCGGAACCGCACGAACATTATGACGACATCATCGTCGTCGAATAAGGAGTACACCGATGCAAGACCAACACGTACAAGACCAGCTCCGCTACGAGGCGGAGTTCAATGCCTACCTCGACGCGATCGCGGTACGCCGCAATCGAAAGTTCGAGCGAAACATTAACCTTTGGTTAGCTTTTACCATCGGTTTCATCACAGCCAACCTCGCATGGATCGCGTTAGGTTAATTTACATATCAGACCCCGGTCACCACGTGTGGCCGGGGTTTTTTTGTGCTGGCCAACGGGCAACGGTCCTTCCTTCACGGGCAACGGTCCTTCCCCCTTCAAACCTGTAACAAACGTGTAACAGGGCCTTCAACCACGGGCAACGGACCTTCATCCATAAATAATGCCCTATTATCAACGGTCTACGGCCTATGATTCACGGCCCACGGCGCTGCGTCCGTCGCCCGCCGGGC